GTAATGTAAAATTTCCAACTCAATCACTACTTCAAAAGTGGTTGAGAGAGGTTTATTGGATAGAAGTTTACCCTTTTGCAGAAGGCAGGAGAAAAAATAAAACTTTAGAATATCAATGTGAAGTTACAGATGATAGAATAAATAGTTCTACAACAATCGATGGTAGGTTTAAAACTTATGAACAAGCATTAGAAAAAGGATTACAAGAAGCACTAAAACTTATAAAATCATGAGATCACTTTATGCACACCCAAAAGCTACTGAAATAGAAAAAGCATTGATACTCGAAGAGTTTTACAAAGGTGGTGAGAACGGAGACAGGGCTATATCAATCAGATTGGACCTGCATTATGAAGTAGTGCGCAGAGTTATCAATGATGAGATAAAACGTCTGGAAGACATTATGAGATCCAGAGGACACATGAAATAGAATACGTAAAATAATTATTAATAATTTTTTAAAAACTTAACAAATGAAAACAATGGATTTATCTTTTCTACAAGATGTAGAACTGGAAGCTGTAAAAAAAGTAGCAGCTAAATCAAGAACATCAACACCTAAATTACCTACAGATGCAGATCTTAGAGTATTCAGTAATGGTCGAGTGTACCCAAGTGCCAAATTTGTAGAAGCACACAATTTGGAATTCAAACCTAAAGAAGTCCTTGACGGAGGTTCTGAACCAACTGTTGTTGTTGGAAACGGATTGGAAATATTCTCTTCAAAGGATTGGGGTATGATAAAAGGACAACTTCCTGAAGAATTACTTTTCTGTGCACCGGTTGAAAAAGCATTACCTAAAGTAGATATGTGGGCTTCCACTAAATATACTGAAGAGAATGAGCCTAAAGCTTCTGTGTTCACTCAAGGGGCAAACACTTTTGCCAAGGACAGACTGGTTCCAATGATAGCTGATATCTATGGTATTAACTGGAATGAAACTGAATATGTGGATATGACATTTGTGGAAGATCAGGTTATCGCATCTCCTAATGGATTGTATCACCTTCCTAAAATTGTATCCACCGGGAAACATAAAGGGAAAGCTGATTACATCAGAAGAGAGAACCTTACAATATGTCCACTTATTGTACATTCTGTAAAGGCTAAAGCACCTATTGATGCACCTGCTGAAAATGCACCTGAATTGGATAAAAAGGATTCTAATGGAACTACTGATCCTGGTGCTGACTGGGCAAAGGATTTAGGGGCAAAGGATAAAGAAACCACAGACAAAAAAGAAGAAGCTAAAGCATAATGGCTACTCTCAAATTTATAGGTAATACAGAGGACTGCTCCTACAAGAGCAGTTCTTTTGTTGCTTTTATGGAATGGTTTGACAAACAGAAGATAATCGGTTTTGATACAGAAACTAATGTGGTAGAATCTATACTCGAGAGACATCTTAAGGTGATGGCTATTTCAGATGTGAACGGTGACGTTATCTATGTGTTTGACTGGGAATATATGCGTTTGAATGAACAGCAATGGATATTAGAGCAATTGCCTAAGAAACTATGCATTATTCAAAATGTATCCTTTGATTATCAGGTTTTAAAGAAACTAGGTTGCATACTTGAAAAGGTATGGGACACTATGCTTGCCGAGCAGGTTCTTACCAATGGACTTTCTGCAGAGAAAGGATTCCACGGTCTCCAAGCCATTTACCTTCGACGATTTAACATCAATATATCGAAGGAAGAACAATTAACCTTTGGACAAGGTCCTTATAATGATAAGCAAATACAGTACGCCGCAATAGACGTCCTTAAACTAGGACTTCTACGAAAAATTCAGATAAAGGAAGCCAGAGCTGTTGACAAACGCATCAATCAGCGTGGAAACAGAGGACTCATGAAGACCCTTTGGTGGGAAAATGAGTTCGTGAAAGTTGTAGCTGACATGGAATATGAAGGTGTTCGTATAGACAAGGATAAATGGTACGCCATTGAAGATGATATACGTCCCATATTTGACACAGAGCTCAAATACCTCAACGATAAAGTTGTAGAAGATTTCTGGGATACTCTTATAGCCAACAACTGGATATCAGACAAAGATGAGTTCGTAGAACCTATATGGTCATCTTCCAAAAAGAAGAAACTCATACTTGATAAGGTGTATGACTTTGAGATAGAGAAAACAGCTAAGACTGAACTTAAGAAATATCTTGAGCAGTACGACCCTGATTTTCCTTCAGGTTTGAAGCTATCAGGTAAATCATGGGAAGACTCAGACTATCCGACTACACTTCAGGGAAAGTTTTCCATATTGAAGTTATTGGTGTTGGACAGCAAAGATAACAAAGAGTATGTACATAAAGCTCTTGATGGGTTCTTACTCACTAATATGAAACAATATTGTATAGAGCAAGGTTGGTTACGGCCAGCTAACACGCTGAGTCTTAATTGGGCTTCACCTATACAGCGCCTTAAGATATTCCAGGCAATCAATCCTGCTATTGAATCCACTGGCAAGGAAGTTTTAGAAGACTATATCAGTTCTCACGTCATTATACAACACTACCTTAAGTGGAGTGAAGTAGAGTATCAGTTAAAGAACTTTGGCAGAAGATTTTACGACAACCATGTAGAATTGGATGGGAAGCACAGAACTCGTTACAACCAAGTGTTGCAAACAGGTCGCCTGTCATCTGTCAGTCCTAATTTACTGAATATACCACGTAAGATAAAAGTATATCGAACGGCATTCATCCCGGATCCAGGGTTTGAAATGATCGATGCAGATTATGATGGTCAGGAACTTGTTATTGTTGCAAATATAGCCAATGAGAAATCATGGCTTGAATACTTGGAAAAAGGGTATGACCTGCACAGTAAGAACTCTGAGCTTATATTTGGTGACGAGTGGAATAAAGCCACTGAAAAAGGATGTGCTTTTTATGAGGGAGACGACATAATTGGATATGCATATAAAAAATGTGAATGTGAAGGACATGTAGATATGAGGGATAATTCCAAGGCAGTATCATTTGGTTCTATTTATGGAATCAGTTATCTGTCACTGGCATTTCAATTAAAGATATCAGAAGGAAGAGCCAAGTTCATATTACAGAGGTTCTTCGAAATTGTTCCTGCTATTGCAGACATGATGGATCGCTTTGGAGCTTACGCATTGGATACTGGTCATATTATTGAACCAGTCTTCGGACGTATACGTTATTTTGATAAGTGGAAGTTAGCTGTACCCAAAGAACATGGTTCTATTGAAAGAGCAGCTTTCAATACACCTATTCAATCAGCAGGCTCAGCCATTCTGAAGATAGCATTTGTACTTATGCGCAGGTGGATCAACCAAAATAACCATCAGCATAATATCAAATTGCTTATGCCATATCATGATGAGACAATAGCTCAATCTTTACCGGCGTTCACTACTCTGGCCAAAGAGAAAGTAGCACATTATATGATGTTGGCTGCACGCGTTGCAGGATTTGATGTCAAGGCAAGTGCCAAATCAGGAAAGTCATGGGCAGAAGCACATTAGTTGAAAAGTTAATTGATAAAGGATATGACGGAGCTGATATCCATTACTTTATGGTAAAACATGATTTAGCAGAGCCTTTTATGTTAACTGGTTTTCCTAAAATTGACGCAGATTATATAGATAGAAAAATGGAAAATCTAGCTAATGCACATGCAGAAATAGATCACACAAAACACAAATAATCATGGGAGTTGAAATAATAGGTTACGCAGTAGGTGGTGCCATAGTTGTATATGGTGTTTCCAAACTACTTAAAAAGAAGAAGGAGTCTAAAAATATAGTGTATCCCCATATACCTGTCGTATATGAAACAGGGTCACGTAGACAACGAATACTGAAAGCTTTAAAGGCTGAACAGAAACGATCATTTGATACAGTCATTAAGGCTGATGAAACAGCTACTATGTGGGCAGAAAGTCGTGCAATCCAAATGGATATTGCAGATAAGATAAGCCATAATGGAGCTGGTAAGATATTTATCATGGGTACTGAAAAAGGTGCTGATGGAATGGGTGAGATAATAGGATATGCTTTTAGTTCAGGTAAGAACACTGTATATGGTTGGATGAATTCTGATGGCCATAGAAAAGCTATCATGAACATCAAATATGATTATGTGGGTATTGCCTGTATTCAGGATGAACACGGACATTGGATTGATGTGGTAATATTTGTTAATGAAAAGACAGTGAAATGAAATTCAAAAAAGGGGATGAAGTAAAATTAATAAAGTACAACCAAAAAGGTACTGTTATCAGATGTACAAAAGATATGGTCTGGTGTATAATTGGATTTGGAAAAACCAAAGTACCATTTGCTCATCCTGATAATGTAGAACTTGTAAATAAACAATAATGAAGTACAATTTAACTATCAATGAAATAATGGCACTTGTAGATGAAGTTTATGGACCTACAACTCAAGATGATTTTGAAGTATATCTCAAAGCTCATGATTTTAGTAATGATACTGATATTTATATAGCAATTGAACAATATTTAAAACAAAAAATCTAATGATAAACGAAAAAATTAGAAAAGCAATTGAAGAATCTCTGTCATCTCAGATGAGTGGAGTTCTTCTTGAACGTCTCAAAGACCTTGAATTAAAGGAAACTAGATTAGAAGCTGCAGGAAAAGAAAATGCAACTCTTAAAGAAAATCTTCGACTTATGACCATTAAACGTGATGATTTGAAGTATATCATAAATGAAAAAGCAGCTATTGCAAAAAGCAGAAAAGCTCTTGACAATGATCAAAAAGTATTTGCCGTTGATAAACAAGTCAGTGAATTGAAAGTTTTAATGCAGGGAGAAAAAGTTAATCTAATGAACAATTTAGTTGGACTGCTTATGAAAAATCCTAAAGCTGTTACATTTATGAGTACTGATAATGTAAGAGGTATAACTCATTACAATACTGATGGTAGTCAAAGTTATGAACCTAATCTTGGTTCTGAAACAAGAATACATACTGAAAATAAGAAAGAAAATTAATGGAACAGGATATACGACATGATGAACAGCAAAAGGTTGTTCAACTCTATCATCAGCGTGCACCACTTAAATGTACTCTGGTACTCAGTACGGGACTTGGAAAAAGTAAAATAGCCATTGATATTCTTAAAGAAGAGGATCCGGTAGCAATCATCATCTTGGTAAACTCTACCATTTTGAGAGATTACAACTGGAAAGCTGAATTTGAGAAGTTTGATGCTATGGACCTTTTTTCAAGAACCCAACTGGTTACGTATCAGGCTGCATATAAGTGGAAAGCATCTGAAGTGGATTTGACAGATACTTTTGTAATAGCTGATGAGGTGGATTTCGCAGGAGATACTGATGAATTGGCAAAGTTCTTCTATCAATATCCGTATAACAAGACTTTAGGGCTTACAGGTTTTATAACCGATGGAAAGAAAGAGTGGTTTAAAACTTATCTTCCAGTGTTAACTGAACTAACGGCCGCTGATGCACAGGATCAGGGAATCCTGAACAATCTTCATTTTGTATTTGTCAAATATGATTTATCTGACAATCCCAGTGATGTTGTAATAGAATACAAGCGTGCAGGACAGACAAAGTCCTTTACTCGCAGTGAGAATAACGCCTATGATTATCAGAACAAACAAGTTCAAAGTGTTCTTATAAAGATGTCAGAACTTCGCAAGGAACTGTTATCCGGTGATATTGATATCCAGGACTTTATGCGTGAGAACAACTCTTTGGAGTATAAGATGAAGATGGCTTCCATGAAACGTGGAGACCTTTTGCTTAATTCCAAGAGTTCTCAACGTATGACAAGGAAACTGCTTAAATATCTTCTGGGAACACAGCCTGACAGTAAGATCATAATCTTTTCGAAGAGGACTCTGCAGTCACAGGCTATCTGTGGAGATGACAATATGTACAACGGACTGATACCAAAGAAGAGAGCCAATCAAAATTTCCTTGATTTCAAGAATGGACTCTTAAGGTATTTGGGCGTTTGTGACAAGGTAAACCGTGGTGTCAATATAGATGAATTGAATATAGCAATTCTGGAAACCTTTTACGGTTCTGACACACAAGCTACTCAACGGTTTGGAAGGATGATGAGACTGAAACCTGATGAGATGGCTACTATATATGTTCTTTTGCCATATTACATGCGAGAAGAACGTCAACGTAAGAATGAAGATGATGAAAGTTTCAAAAAACGCGCGAAGTTTACTGTTCAGGAAACTCAACAAGTTAAATGGGCTACCAATATGCTTCGCAGTACAACCATTAAATCATATGCTGTCTGGGACTACCGGATAGTGAAAGAAAATAAAACCAATGACCAAAGATGAAATATTAAAAAAACTAGAGTCTTTAGGGTTGATAACAGTTATTAACTCTATGTATTTTATTACGGAAAAGTATAAGGAGCTTTTAAGTAAAGCTGCCACTATACCATTGAAATCCGAGATACCTGTAAACAAACAGCTCTTGGATTATGATGAAATTTTGAACACTGATGGAAGTGCCACATCCTGGCCTTCCGACATTGAACACACTACAGGAAGAACTCGTGCAGAAGCATTCATGAATGCTGCGAACATCCCTGAGATGGGTGGTATTGCTCCCAGAGTATATCGCCTGAGAGGTTTACCAAAAGAATGTTTGACCATTATAGATAACATTATAAACAATAAAGATGTAAGCCCTATATCAATGATAAAAGCCATTGAGATATATTACAAGTACACGGAAATGCCTAAATCCTTCAAGAATTTACTCTTGGAAGGAGAAGTCATCAACTTGTACCATGAATATATCAAGGGTACATTGATAAAGAACATCAAACCTAAAGACAATACTTCACAGAAATGGAATTAAATGACAAGTACAAGGATGGATTCCTTGCACAGCTTGAAGCTTCTCAGAGAGGGGAAGTGACTTATATTCCTATTCATCTTGAACGTATTGGCAAATCCTTTAATCTTATGCAATCAAGGTACACGCTTATTTTTGGAGCTACAGGTGCCGGTAAGACCAGTATTGCAGATGAAACTTTTGTATTGCGCCCATATGATTATCTCAAGAACAATACTGAGAACATCCATTGGGAAGTTCTGTATTTTTCTCTGGAACGTAAACAAATGTTCAAACATGCTAAATGGATCTCATGGATGCTGTACAGAGACAAAGGAATGCAAGTGGGACCTGATCAAATCATGGGATGGGGTGAAGAGGGAGCTTTGAACAGTGCAGGATACCAGATTGTACGTTCTTATGATGAGGAAATGACCAACCTTTTGGACCATATGCAAATTTATGATGGTAAAGTATCTGCTGAAGTAGTTCGCAGAGCCATCAACAGAAGAGCACATGACCTAGGAACTTATTACTATACTGATGAAATAGGATTATGTATAGGAGAAGATGAATCTTATGTCAAGGTATTCAGTGATGAGAACCTTGTAAAGAAAACCAAGACGGGAGACCGTAAATATATATTGTGGGAACATCAAGGGAAGAAATTCCGATTGTATGAAGATGACTACAAATATTTTATGAAGAACCCTAAAACATTCATATTTATAGTAATTGATGGTATCAACCTTTTAGGAAGTAAGGATGTCATTGACACTATAAGTGTAGAAGTTGCAGATGCAAGAGATAAATTTGGCTTTTCCCCTGTAATAGTCACACAACAAAATAGATCGTTGGGTGATATTCAAAGATTGAAATTACATGGAGAAGACCTTTCACCTCAACTTGAGGATATATTCAAATCTTCCCAGATGGGATTTGACGCTGACTTGGTTCTCGGGTTGTTTGACCCGTTACAATACAAAGCGTACGATTCAGAAGGCAGGTACGACGGATATATTGTCAAACAGGGAGATGATGGCATAACAGGGAGTATGCAAACACCTTCAGGACATGGACGATTTCGATCGGTACACATACTGAAGAACTCATTTGGGCCTAATGGTGCCAAATACGGTTTGAAGTTCTTAGGAGAATCAAACTATTTTGAAACCTTGCCGTTCCCTGACGATGAAGCTAAAATGAGTGAAATTTATATGAAAATCAGACAAGGACTTTAACAAAAAAGTCGTATATTTAATAACTTTTTAAACAACTTAAAATCATGGCAGAACTAATTCTCTATATAGGGGACAGTGGAGTAGGTAAATCCACATCGCTACGAAATTTACCACCAGAAGACACTATCATATTGACACCTAACGGCAAATCGTTGCCATTTCCCGGTGGAAATAATTATGTCAGAGGAACAAATCTATTTGTAAACAATAACCTGAAAGATGGCTCTGATACACCTCAGAATGAACTTGAAAAACTAGATGTTCAGGATTTCATCAAGCAGGTTGCTGACAATACCAAAAAGAAATATCTTGTCATAGAAGATTTTACACATTTCTTCTCTGCGAGAATATTTTCAGATTCTTTTCTGGCACAGAATACAGGTAATGCTGCTTTTCAGCGTTGGAATCAGTTTGGAGCTGATGTATTTCAAGCCATTTTCGAAAAATCTCAGGATCTCAGAGATGACCTGTACATTATCATCCTGCATCATACTGATGTAAAGGACAATGGTACTATAGGGTTTAAGTCTCCGGGCAGATTGCTTGACAATACTATTGATGTTCCAAGCTATTTTGTATATGCTTTACATGGAATTGTAGAAGATGGAGAGTCAGGAACTCGTTATCTTATCCAAACCAACAAAGACACCATAAGACAAGCTAAAACACCTTATGGATGCTTCAAAGAAATGAAATTACCAAATGACCTGAAACCTATTCTTGATAGAATTGATGACTTCCGTAGTGGAAAAGTCAAGGTAGAATGGAAATAATTAATAACCTTTAATACTTAAAATAAAATATGTCATTAATTAAAGTGGGTATCCACGAAAATTTAGTTTTATCTTCAAAAACCAAGATAAACGAACACGGAACTTTAGAACTTGTAATAGGTAATGTCGAATCAGAAGATGCTCTTATGGAAGCTTTCCAGAACAGTACTGTACTCGATACAATGGAATCTTCATTAAGGTTCTATCCACCATCTCTTACAGATTTTGAAAAGAATAAGAAAACAGCGGCCGATATTGGCAAAGAACTGTTGGTGATGAGGTATCAGTTCATGCAATATGCACTGTTGTATACTACCAAAGAAGTAGTTGATAAGGAATTAGGTGGTACGGTAATGTTTGAAGGATTAGGTATTCCACCTGCAGATTATCCAAAAGCATTGACTATGCTGAACCAAGAGAAATTTCTACATAAGATTTGTACAAATCTTGCCAATAAATTTGTAGCCTTTCTTAAAAAACTGGATGCTTTCAATGGAAAAGTACTCTTCAGACAAAAATTCTTACGTCAGTCAAAAGACAAGAACTTTGCTGTTATTCCTAACTCAACATTTGATGTTTGGATAGAGCCTATGACCATTACTGCAGAGCAATCCAAGATAGCTTTCTCTGAATGGGAAATCAAAAACAAGAGAAATGATCCAAATCCTGGTAAAGCCGATGACAAGCAATCTACCAAGAAAGATGTCAAGAAAGCAGACAATCTGTTCAATGCTGATTCAGACACAACAGAAGAAAAAGAATCTGAAGTTGTAACTGACAAAAATGAAGCTGTAGAAGATAAATCAGAAAAACCTGATTTGTTCAAAGCTGAAAAAGAATAACATATACTTAAAGCGTCAGCTTTAAGTTGACGCTTTTTTTGACTATGGACGATATTTTACAAAGCTATGTAGACAAAAACGCCCTTAGTAAAAAAGCAATTCTCAGGTATGTAGACGATTATTCCATTTACAGTAAATATATAGGAGAAGAATTGGAACTGTATACCAAGTATAGCTCACCTTTACGCAAAGGGGATGACGACCCTAGCTTCTCTATTTATTACAGTAAATACAGGGAAGATAAGATACTTTTCAAAGACCAGAGTACCGGTAAGTACGGAGATGTATTCGATTTTGTGCAAGAACTTATGGAGAATGGTGAACTGCCACCAATGAAAACTGTACTGTTGCAGATAAACAGTGATTTTGGACTGGGGCTTACAGATGAAGAGGTAAAGGATTTCAAACCTAAACTCTTGAAAAAAGCACCCCCCAAGAAAAGTCCTACTAAAATTGAGATCACAGCACATCCCATACCCACTAAAGAGTATGTGGATTACTGGAATTTCCTTGAAGTAAGCAGTGCTACACTACAAAGGTATTACACTAGAAATGTACGTGTGATTCATTATAAACATGATGATTCCCATATAACAATAGTTCCCAAAGACCTGACAATAAGTTATGAGATCCTCGGGCACTATAAGACCTACCAACCTTTTGGTGACAGGAAATACAAATTCCGAAATGATTATCTGGACACTTATGTTGAAGGGGCAATACAGTTACCATTTAAGAAAGATTTTGCAATCATAACCAAGAGTACCAAGGAATGCATATTCTTTTGGGAACATTTTAAGTGGGAGTGTATAGCAGGAAAGTCTGAAAATACACCTATCAATCCTTATTTCATGAAGGAAGTTCTACACAAACAATATAAACGTGTATTTATCTGGCTTGATCCGGATAAAGCCGGGGCAGCAGCTCAAAGTCGATACATTGAACAGTACCCGTGGCTGGAACCGATAGTGTTTCATGACAGTATAAAGGAGAAAGATCCTACAGACCTGTTCACACAGGCAAAAAGAAGAGGCCAAAGAGATTTAGCCCTTAAATATTTAGAGAATTTAATAACACATAAACTAAAATAAATTATGGCAGAACTTAAAGTTGTCGAACAACAACGTCCCGGCATACTTAAGGAAATAGACGAAGGAGCAATTGACCTTGTATTCCAAGCTATCCAAGAAGACATTTATTCTTATCCTATAAAAAGCTTTGTAAGAGAAGCGATCAGCAATGGACTTGATGCGATTATCGAAAGAGGTATTCACAAAGACATTCAACACGGACATCCTGTAGAAAGATTCTACAGACAACAACAAGACGGTAAATTACTGAAAGATTCTGAATATGATGAATCTTATTACAGTGAAAAGCATTTATCATCTGATGATATGGTTCATGTTGAATACCATGTAGATTCACCAAGAGACAATATTCGTATAAAGGATTTTGGTGTAGGACTTGGTGGAGAACGCTTGAAAGGGTTTTTCAAATTGGGTTACTCTTCCAAGAGAAACATGAAAAACGTGATAGGAAAATTTGGATCCGGAGCCAAGGCAGGACTTGCAACAGGAGTGGAATATTTCATCATGAATACCACTTATAATGGATATAAGACATCCTTTATGATATTCAAGAATGATTATGAAGCAATCACTATCAATACACCTACAGGTAAGGAAGAAGTGTGGAATGTCAAGATGTCTGATGGAACTTCTCACAAGAAATCTATTTTCTGGGAAAGAACTCATAAGGATAACTCTGTAGAGATTATCCTTGAAGTTAAAAAACACAATAAAAACGCGTTTATAGACGCAGTAAAAGACCAATTTCAGTATTTTAACGGTAAAGTAAGACTCTCTACACCTGATGGTGTGGAATTTCTTGATGAAAAGCCGTTATATGAATCTGAAAACCTGCTCATTCCTAAATATTCCACCTATACCACACCACATATTCTAGTGGACGGTATAGCCTATGGGCCTATTTCATGGGATGAACTTGAACTTGAGAACCGTAAAGGTAAACTTGCAATTAAAGTACATGCTACTGATGTAGACATTACTCAGTCAAGAGAATCTTTGAAATGGACAGAAAAGACAAAACTTGTTATCCTGCACGCTATCAAAAGAGCTGAAGATGAAGCACAGGAATATATCACATCCTTATTGGAAGTGAGTAATACTGAGAACCTTTTTGAGCTTAATAATACCTATGGAAGAATGACAGGAGAGAATGCAATATCATCAGTATTCTCGAAGTTCTTGAGCATGTTCAACATACGTCCTAAATGTAATATTACCAGTGAACATTTTCCAAGAACTGTTAAAGCTACCTTGAATGATTTTCTATATGAATTCTTGTTTTATAATTTTTCTGTAAAAAGAGTGAAAATGAATTATAATAAAGACAGGGTCACTACATCTACAAAGACTGTAGAAAGTTTTGAGGATATGCGTGGGTACAAGATAGTATTTGCCAAAGATACTTCTCTGGGACCACGTCTGGCTGAGCACATCATGGAATATGAATATGGAGTAGGAAGTATACTGTATCTAAGACAGAGAACTGACAGGCAAAAATATGTACTTGAATTTCACGGAAAAGATTATAATGTAAAGGATATTGATGCGTATATATTTGATTTATTGGGTAAATATGCTGACTTGAATTTGGATGATTACAATCCGGAATATGTCATAAAGGAAGATGATGGAGAGTTGGATGGTACTGAAGTAGGTGGTTCCAAGATTTCCCTGGCTAAACAACGTCGGGAAAATAAGGAAGTCCTGTATCAGTATTATTCAGATGTAGATATTGACAGAACTGATAACTATGATTCTTACAGTTATATATACCGGAAAGCAACTATCAAGATAAAAGATCTTGAAGAACACTTTAAAGGTAAAAAAGTTGTCATTACTACCGGCAATTACAAAATGTTGGGTAAACTGGTTGAATGTACAGCTTTTATTTTCAATGAACTTGAAGATGTACACATAATTTACGTGTCTCAGGACAATGTAAAGCATTTTCTACCTTATGGTACCCTTATTACAGATTATTTCAGAACCGTTAATGAACAAACAGGAGAACTTATGATTGGAGAACACATCCGAGGTTTAAATACTTTAAGACTCTTCAGAGAGTTGGTAGATAAACACCCTAATATTGCCCAAAAAAGCAATATAATCAGTAACTTTACATCCCTTGATTTTAAACAGATAAAAACTCTTAGCAGGGATGCCATTGATTATGATCCACGAACTATTTTAGAGGAGGATTATGATATGAAATCAAAGGTTCTTGATGATATATTTGCATATCTTGAAGGACTCACAGAATTTCAACATGTAGTTAAGACCGGTAACGCTAAAAAGATTGCCACTAAAGCAAAAGAATTATTTAATTCCGATAAAATTCACAACATCGATTCATATGATGAGGAATTTATAACATCAATAAGAGAGAACCTTGAAAGGTTAGTATCTGTTGAACCAATACTTGGCCTTATACCTGAAACTCAAACAATTTCAGGAGAAGCCGTAAACTTAATTGAAGACTTAATAACACTTAAAACACAGAATAATGATAACATTCAGAAATCTTGAATCTACCATCGTAGGAACTGTCGATGGAAAACCGTTTAACATTGCACGTACTGAAGACAATGAAAAAGCCATACAAACATTTGCTGATTCCAATGCAGGAATTGATGAAGTAATGGAATTTGTAAAGAGCACGCATTCTCAGGAAATAGCAGGCTCAAGTAAATATTTGATATTCAATCCTATCTCGAAAGAATATTACCTACAATTTGATAAATTCAGGTCTAAACAACCTATTCCTTGGCAATTACAGGCATACATTGAAGAATCTTATGACAAGAATTTGGATTTCTTACCAGTTCTCAAAGCATGGGCGCGATTGTTAACCAATCCAAGATACACACCTGCTATGGCATCTTATTTTTCTACTTATATTTCCACATGTTATTTGGATAAAGCAGAAAAAACCAGACTTATGGAAGATGATTCCTTGGAGGAACAAACTGCTACCAATATAGCTACCTATCAGGATATTGCCATCACACAAGAAGGATTGTTGGCTACTTATAAAGTTGCTGAAATGGTTACTTGGAAATGGGTTATGGAAGCTGACGCTGATGGAGTATTTCACAAAGTTCAAAATCCTTTGTACAAGGTAATACCTGCAGTACTTGATCCTACAACCGGTACTGTACTGGAAGAAGAAAAAATAATTAAGCCTGCACATCTGGAAGAATTTCTTTTCACACCTGCAATATGGAAAAGTGGAGATAAATTCTATTCAGGAAACAAACTAGGATATGTGTATAAAGTTGGTGAAGTTCAATCATTACCTAAAAATGCACGTAGAAACCTTAACAATTCCAATGGTGGTGGAGGTCTTTATATAGGAGGCTTAAACTATATTGAATTTTATAGAGGTGGAGACCACAATCATGTACTTACATGTTTTGTAGATCCTGCTGACATTCTTTCTTTTCAATCTGAAGGAAATGCCATTCGTGTAGATGCACTTATGCCTTACAATGTATGGGATGAAGAAGCTACTTTAAAAGGTATGTACCATTCTTCTGATTACGGTAAGATGTCTGCTGAAAGAGTAGATGAACTTATCAAGGAAGCTGTTGCAAATGACGTTGACATAATCAAAGAAACACAAAGAATCAACGATGCTCGCAATGCCGGTAGTTTAGAACTTGTTGAAGAGTAATAATATGACCAGAGCAAAAACAGCATTGATTGATCTGGACAGCATTATTCATATTGTTGCTCCAGTTCAATTTAAAGCAGGCAATCGGGATAACCCAATGATTACTGAAGCACATGTAAAACGCTTTGTTAATTCAGTGGTTGTAAATTCCGGTTGTCAATTTGCTATCATGTTCTATCAGGACATGAATCATCAAAATTTCAGGAATACAATCTTACCTGAGTACAAGAAACATCGCGTACCATCAGAAGCAGTATTACTTTGGAAACCTGTTATAATAAAGGTTTTCAAGGATATCAGAGCTCAGGCTTTGAAATACATAGAATCTGATGATGCAATATTTTTGTATTCTGAGATATTCGGGAAGGATTGTGTAATAGTTTCAGGGGATAAGGACATGTTCCAGATCCCTGGAACTCATTACAATCCTTATAAAAGGAACTTGACTCCTGAACAACGATGGAAAACTGTCACGAGAAGTGAAGCTGAAAAATTCTTTTGGATACAGGTATTATGTGGTGACTCCACAGACATGCCCAACAATATGTGTGGAATTGAAGGTGTCGGACCTGCAACAGCTCTTAAGTTGTTGGACCAGGCTGACGTTGAAACTCCATACTCAAAGGTCATTCAGCAAGCCTATACCAAAAAGTATGGGTCTAAAGAAGGTTTTATCCGAGCCAACAGAACCTATAAAATGGTAAAGTTGCTCTCAAAGTATGGGTCAGAATATATCAATGACAATGCAAAACAGGAAATGAAAACTCTTCTATTTGAAGAGGATCATATAACAATTCCTATTGAAGACGATGATATATCCTCCATGTTTGATTTACCGAACAGTGAAAATTTATTTAATTCATAAACAACATGAATATGTCCTTATTAATACCAGACGGCGATACACTTGTAACTTATTATGTGTTGCCACTTGTCGGACTCAACAGAAAATCTTTCGGTAATTGCTTCAAAGCTTCTTATGTAAATCAAGAAGGCTTAAAAATATACGTAGAACTCAAAAAGAATATGGTAGCTCCATCTTACAGAACCAACCCTCACTATATCAGTGAGATGGTAATTGATGGTACACTGTTTGTAATTTTTACAGTTCCATCTGTATTTATAGTAGATGTAGAATTATTTATCAGAGGTCAGTACTCAGAAATGCGTAAACAGGCCAAACAGGTAATTTATCATACATCTACTTTACCTTATAATAAAACCATGGGAAGCTTTACCATGTCACATCCGGTTCTTCAAGCACTTGATAAGACCAAAACTCTTAGAGGGTTCTTGATAAATGAACTGGGCGTTACAACTTTAGCTGAAAGTGATGAACTAATAGATGGACCACATGAATCGTGGTTCATAGAAAACAGAATAAAATAACATGAAAGCAACTGAAGGATATGATAGACTTGAAGGTTTATTAAAGAACTTAAATAATGTAGTAGAAAACTCTAAAATATGGAGATTACGTATAGCTAATAATGAACATCGATATAAAATTTTAATATATTATAAAGATACTCTTGTTATAGTGAAAGAAACTATACTTACACCTCACATGACAGAAGAAGTTTTTCAAAATGAAGTAGGGCGACTATACAATTCATTATTTTTAGAACTATGTATGGCTGGATTATATCATAATAAAGAAGTTATTTTAAACTTACATAACAAAGAAAAATGAAACAATTTAAACCACAACTCCTGCCTAACGATAAAGCAGGAGAATCTATAGATTGGGAATCACGCATAGGAAATCCATTGGATTGGATGATATCCCATAAATTTGATGGTGCAAGAGTTGAGCTCTTTCATGATGGAACCGTAAAAGGAAGAAGCCTGAAAGGATTGCCGTCTTTGCATGTCAATAGAATGGCAGAGGATTTTGCCTTGCTTACTCAACATTCAGGAGTAATTGAGGCAGAGTTCTATGCACCTAACATGAACTTTTCTGAATTGATGCATTTCTTCAAGACTGAAGATGTAACATCAGATAAAACCATAGCTAAGTACACTAAATTATGGGAGAAAACGCAAGGAGATCCGGCAAAGGGCTGGAAATACCCTGGACGGACAGTTGAATGGCTTACCACTTGGCATCCTGAGCTTAAGTTCTACGTATTTGACCATGTATTTATGGATGGTGATGACAGAACCAAGCTGGAAAGATATATGGCATTACAGCGCATCTTTAATCGTCAACACGTTCATGGAGATGATGGAATCCTTATCCAACAATGGAAGTTCTCTTATATTGATGCTATCTACCAAGCCTATGATCAGGCTATACTTGATGGTGGTGAGGGACTGGTGATGATGCACAAGGACTCTGCTTATAAAATGGGCAGGTACACTCTTAACGCCGGCCAAGCATTCAAGATCAAGGATTCCAACAAGGATTTTGAAGGTGTTATTGTGGCAATAGAAGAAGGAACTGAAGCCAGAGCTGGCGCTGAAAGAACTATCAATGAACTGGGACGTAGTAAAACATCTCAACTCAAGGAAGATAGAATTCCATCAGGATTAGCTAAAGGATTCAGAGTACGTATGGATGATGGCAATGAGCTTATTGTATCTTTAAATGGCTTTAATCATGCTGACAGAAGAGCATTGCTTGGAGGAGGACCTGCTACAAGTATTGTAGGTAAACGTATCAAATTTACCGGTATGGCACCAACTAAACCTGGTGGTTGTCCAAGACATGCTCATTATACTAAAGGAAATTTAAGAAATTGATTATGGGAGTTTGTACAAATGGGGACATACAAATAATGTTCCAAACTGAAGAAGATGCTGATTTAGTATATAAACAGCTTCAAAAAATAGAAGAGTTGACTTCTGAACGAATAAAAGAACCTGCACATTTTAATTTACAGGAAATTCATGTAGACGGTGATATGCTTAATTGTAATGTGTATGCTGATAGAACACCTAATGGAGAATTTCAAGTAGAGCAAGTAGTTGAACTACTTAGAATTTTGGTGCAAGAAGCTAAAATACAACCACCTCATAGTTTTGAGGCAGAACTCTTGATACAACATCAAGGGTGGAGTTTAGATGAAGAGAATTTTGGTGAAGATTTAACTGATAGATAATGAGTAAATTATTCACATATTATGTAAGCACTGGAGGTGGATCAGATCCACAAGAAGTGACTGTTGAAGAAGATAATCTGAGTCCACAGGTAATAGACCTTTTTACAGGGAATTTAATTAATGAATTTACTAAACTTCCTACTGCATCAAAGAATAAATTTGTTGCTTGGATTAAAAATACTCAATTATGAACAAGAAACTTAATTTTGAAGAGTGGTATGAAGCTAATGAAGATAATATAAACATTGAGTTAGCTGAGAATGGTGCTGATAGAGAGTTGGATTTCGATTCTGAAAGAGAATTTGATAAAAGATACCAAAAATATTTAGAAGATGAGTAAACCAATTATATATTGGATAGACCTGTTCAGTGGCGCCGGTGGTACATCTACCGGCATCCACTTGGCAGAAGCCAATGCAGGAGTGGTAGCTTGTGTCAATCATGACTCTACAGCTATTGCTTCTCATCTGGAGAACCATCCTGACTGTCTTCATTTCATTGAGGATATCAGAGATTTCGCTGTTGTGGTGAAACTTAAAAAACTTGTAAAAATCTTACGTGAACGAGATCCGAGCTGTCATATCAATATTTGGGCATCTCTTGAGTGTACTAACTACTCAAAGGCAAAAGGAGGACTACCACGGGATGCTGACAGTAGAACTCTTGCATGGGATTTGTTGATGTACCTTGAACACCTTAAACCTGATTACCTGTATATTGAGAATGTTGCAGAGTTCTTGGCTTGGGGACCACTTGATGAGAACGGACGTCCTATCTCAATGAAGAAAGGATGTGATTATACCAAATGGGTAGAAGCTGTAAAACAATATGGATTCTCATATGACTACAGGATCCTGAATGCTGCTGATTATGGAGCTGCTCAAATACGTCGAAGATACTTTGGTGTATTTGCTTATGGTAACCTGCCTATTGATTTTCCTGAAGGGACTCATTATGATCCGAAAAAATTCAGGAGGAAAGATGGACTGTTTGAGTTTGGTAAAGAACCTTGGAGAGCAGTCAAGGAAGTTCTTGAATTACACGATCAAGGTAACAGTATTTTTACACGTAAGAAAGATTTAGTAGACAATACACTTGAGCGTATTTATGCCGGTTTACAGAAATTTGCAGGTGAAACTGCTTTTATGAAGAAATATTACTCTGGCAGACCTAAAGGAAAGGTCACAAGTATTGAACGTCCTGCAGGTACACTTACAACAGCATGCAATCAGGCAATTGTACAACCACTGTTTCTCACAGAATATTATGGCAATGGTAGAGCGCAATCTCTTGAGAGGCCCTGTCCAACAGTTGTTACCAAGGATCGATTTGCTCTTAATTATTTACTGTATGACTACTCTAACTTTACTGCAAGTTTTCTCAACAGACCTGCTGGAACTGTAACTACAAATCCAAAGCACAAACTTATGAGTACATGGCTTATGGATCCAAGTTTCAGAAATGTTGGAACTCCGGTCACAGAACCATCACCAACAGTGCTTGCCTGCAGAAAACATAAATATATTGTGTCTCCCGAGTGGCTCACTGATACTCAATACGGGCGTGTAGGACAAAGTTTGGATAAACCTTCCTTTACTCTTATTGCACGTATGGATAAAAAACCACCTTACTACATTAAGACTGAGGTAGGTATACCTACAGTGGAGTTTTTACCTGATGACTCTCTTATCATGTTCAAGATAAAACATTTCATGCGTGTACACGGTATCACAGATATCAAGATGCGTATGCTAAATTTGTTAGAACTGAAAAGGATTCAAGGCTTTCCCGATGATTATAAGATGCGAGGTACTATTACCGAACAGAAAAAACACATTGGAAATGCTGTACAGGTAGATCAAGCTGTTGCACTTATTAATGCAAATTACAATTCCCTCTGTGCTTAAGCAGAGGGTTTAAATATAAATAACATGGAATCAGAACTAAGAATTGAATATATAGGTCCCGATGGACTTGCATATTGGCATGGTAAATTATCAACACTCAAGAAAACTTTTTCTAACCCTATTATTATCAGTAAAAAACCTATAACTTTGGAAGAATATGGATAAAACTACAATTGATTTACATCAATACGATCTTATAATAATTAATTCCAGTGCTGGAAAAGACAGTCTTTGCTCTATTTTTGAAATCTGTAGTATAGCAGCCAGACAAAATTACAGTAAAAAGAACATTGTTGTATCTCATCAAGACCTTGGAGAAATGGAATGGAAAGGTACACGGGAATTGGCTATAAAACAAGCTCATCTGTTTGGACTTAGAATTTATATTTCCAAAAGACGAGATAAAAATGGGTATGAAGAAGACCTGTTGGAATATGTAGAACGAAGAGCAAAATGGCCTTCAAGTGCACAACGCTATTGTACCAGTGACTTTAAAAGAGGACCGGGTGCCAGAGTAGTTACTATGCTCACAAAATCTATGGGAATTTGTAAGGTTCTTTATGTATTTGGTTTTAGGAAAGAAGAAAGTCCAGCCAGAAGTAAGAAATTAGTTTTAGCTCCTAATAAAATGCTCACTACTAAAAGAAGAACTGTAGATGATTATTTACCTATACATACATGGAAAGTTGACCGAGTCTGGAGAGTTATCAAACACAATAGTTTACCTTATCATTATGCATATGACTTGAAAATGCCGAGACTATCTTGCGTATTTTGTATTTTCTCACCATTTGATGCACTGGTTGTAGCAGGTAAAGCTAACCCGGAATTATTAGACCGGTATATTGAAATTGAACAAAAAATAAATCATACCTTTAAAAATAAATTCGCTATTGTAGAAGTCAGAACAGCTATAGAAAATAATTATGAACCTAAAAATATTCCTGATTGGACAATGTAATGAAAAAATTAAATAATCCTACACAAGAAGAATGGTTTGATTTCTGGTGTCAGGAAATGATAGAAGCCGGTTTCATTGAAAGAGTTGATACTCCTGTAGATTATGGAGTAATTAAACTTTTCGAAAAAATAGTTAAATCTGCTAAAGGAAGAAATTATGTTATACTTGAATCAATCACCTATAAACCTGACAGGGTTCTATGGTGGACTCAAAAAGGATGGAATAAGATTTGGTCTACAATGGATCAATTTGAAGGTACTTATTTTATAGCACATCAAGAACCTACAACAGAAAAATACTTTTCATTAGTAGAGGTTAAAGCTCCACCAGGTTACGGAGGTCGAAATACTTCAGATGCATCTTTTAGAGTAAAACAAAAATGGGTATGGGAAAAAATGGCACTGTATGTAAATAAAGTATACAACTACCCTATGGGTAAAACTAAAAAAGGAAAGTTTAAAGCAGAAGGCCCATATCTTTGGATGAGAACCTTTACACCTACAAGGTATTTCTTTACAGACAAAACCTTTACAGCAAAAAGCATTAAAAATTGGAATGCATTACCTATTGATAATTGGTTAAACTGATACAAATTACATAAAATTAAAACATACTTATTATGAAAGAAAATATACCGTATAATTATGCTACAGATTGTAGTATTGACTACTCTAACAGAGAAGAATTTTTAAAATATTAAATTGTAAAATTTAAAGAATATGAACAAATTTGAAACAATAAACATGGTTGACACTTACGAAGTTGACGGAACAGAAACTAAAGGACTTAGTTCTGAAAGACCTAAAATAAGAATTACAAATCATTGGAATAGGAAAGAGTTTGTTAATGTTGAAATGAATGGTAAAACATATACTGTTTTAGCTGAGCAATTAAAACGAGCTATTGATAACGCACAAAATGCACATTCTTATTAAACTGTAGAATATGGAAATTACGACAAAACAGAGAAAAGCACTTGAAATTTTAGCAAGTAAAAGACAGGTTTCAGCAAGAGATTTTGCATTAAGAATGTGGACTGATAGTAATATGCATAAAAAAGTGTCAAATCAAGGAAATGGGGCTACCAGAGGTAAAGCGGGCTGGTTGTGTGGAGGAAGTTATTTATCTAAACTCGAAATATTAGGATTGGCAAAAAGGTCAAGGTGGGATGAAAACGGCAACCATATTAGCATTTCTACTTTTGAAATTACTGAAAAAGGAAAATTATTAATACAAAATTAGTGTAATTATGATAACAGAACAAGATTTAAAAAACGCTTTTAATAGTGGTAGGTCATATTCAGGTATGCCAAATGGATTTAATGATTTTGTACAAGAAAAATGGAAATATGAAAATTTTGAAGATTATAAAAAACACCTAAAACTGTAATTATGAGAACGTGGAGTTATTACAATAATGAATTTAAAACAGGAGTGAAAGAAAAAGCATTATTTAAGTCTTTTGATTATCAATATACGTTTAAAGGATTAACTCTGTTAGAAATTTCAATAGCGTACAGAAGTAATTTAAGAACCAATAAAGATTATAGGGAATATGATATGGGTAAAAAAGAGATTAATTACTCATTTGATAATTTATGGCTAACACTTTTTTCTAACAAGTATTATTTCTTGTATGTAAGTTGGTCTTATTTTCATAAAGCAATAGAATTTTTTAAACCAAAATATAAATAAACTGTAATTATGGGAAACGATGTAAATATAATTGACAAAGCTATTCGGAATACTAGAAGAAAATTAAATGCAAAATGGTTTACCTATGGATTTATAATAGGAGTGATGTTTTGCGTTGCAACTATAATGATAATAACATTAATACTGTAATTATGAAGAAAGGACAAATGTATTTTTATTTAGGTAGAATATTTATAGCAAAAAAAATAAGTGGTAATGATGTTTTACCGACTAAATCGTGGGGTGCAGCAATGAGTTGGCATCCGATTAGACATTGTAAAATAATAGAAGGAATTATTAACTTTAAACTGTAATTATGGAAACTGCTAATAAGTGGAAAGAACGAGCAAAAAGAGATAGGAAATATAGAAAATATTATCAGTTGAGAAATAAGGTAATTCTATTTATGGCTGATATAAAAGATAACTTAAAACTGTAATATTCTTATGTGACTGTAATGTGACTAAGCGAGTAAAATAGAGAAAATTCACTCACAAAACCTATGTGATAGGGATGTGACTAAATACTGTAATTATGACATATTTCCCAGAAATAGAGCAATTCACGATGTATGAAGATTATCATACCACAACAGACGATAAAACAACAATCAAATAAACTGTAATTATGAGAAAATATTTCACCTACTACAAAAAAAGAGTAACGGTAGAATTTGCTAAAAAAAGATGTTGGCGACATATTGTATTGAAACACAGTCCTTGTAAGAAAGATTGTGGTGCAAGTATTTGTTAAAAAGTCCAGTTAATTAGTTAAAAAACTGGACAAAAGAATAATTTTAAAACTGTAATAATCATGGAAAAATCATTAAGTCCTAAACAGGCGAAAAATAGAAGATATAAAAAAGTTGGTGGTGGTGGTTGTATGGTTACAATCGTAATAGGAATTATATCAATACTATCATTAATACTGTAATTATGTGGGAATATAAAACTGAATATAAAGGAGTTCACGAAGTAAATCTTTCACATATGGAAACGTATTTAAACAAAAAAGGAAAAGAGGGTTGGGAATTGGTGTATATCATATCAAAGAACTTTAGGGATAATGTACACGAATTTGCTAACCACACTTTTATTTTTAAAAGACAATCTAAATAAACTGTAAATACTAAATATTATGAAAGTTAATAAAAATTATTACAATAAAAATTGGAAAATTTTGCGACTAAAAGTTCCAAATGATCCAATAGGAATAAAAGAATGGTTATGGATGATCTGGGGATTTGATATATTTTTTGGTAGAGTGCCCTTTTTAAAAGTTATAGTACTATGTAACATTTTAATATGGGTATTTTTATTCTTGTAAATGTCCAGTTAATTCGATAATAAACTGGACAAAACTGAAAAAGCCCCACCGAAGTAGAGCTTTTGAATCAAGAATAACTTTTTGTTTAACTTAAAACCTTATGAACTATACAAATATAGTGTATTTTAATTAAATGTTATAACTTTACCTAAAATAAAAATCATGGCTACAGAAACCTTAACAATAGAAGAACAGTTCCTCTGGCATCAGGATCCTCTACAAGAATGTGCAGGACAACCTGTTATTGCTCAGCACAGCTTTGAATCATTAGCTACAGAACTTGTAGAGTATACAGAAATTACTTACACAGCAGATGAATTAGTTGCATTGTTCTTCGAGATCTCTAAAAAGTATACTGCTTGTGGAGCAAATAACAATGAGAAGTACGCTATTATAAGAAAGAACCCGGAAAAAGGGTGGACTAAAATAGTTGCACAAGTACAGGAAACACCATAAAAAAGAGCCAGCGTTGTTAGAACTGGCTCTTTATAGCGTGACGAATGCTAAGAATGTATCAAAGTATTTTATCCTTTACAAGTACAAATGTATAATAAAATATTTTCATACACAAATAAAATTAAAATATAATAAATTTTGTTATGAAAATAATTTCTTGTATTTTTGTTCTAAATAATAACTTAAAATTTTAAAACATGGCGAAACAAGCGCGAAGAAAAGCCCCAGTTAAAAAAGAAACGCCGGTAAAACAAATGCCGCAAAAAGCACCAACACATTATTTAGTACCTGCTCAAACAGTCACAGCACTGGTAGGTGCTCTAAACGAACTGTTGTTAGGAAAAGAACATACTAAAAAAGTCTTTTTCGACATCATTAATGGAGGATTTCAACCTTATGATCCTCCGGCAACAGAAGATGCTGCTGAAAAGTAGTTGATTTTATTTTATTTATGTGAATAAACCCTGTCAGCAATGGCAGGGTTTCTCATTTTATGTACATGGTGAATTAGTCCAACAACCCGGTCCAGTTCCTATGATATTCTTATAGACTGTACCTATTTCTCCGTTGGTATCCACATAGATATATTGAGTAATTGTATAAATTACATTGTTGGTAGAATCCCCGTTAGACCATAACAGTACACCTGTACCACCAGGATAATCATGAGAGACTGTCACATTTGTAAGTGATATGAAGTATTGTGAGCCGTCCCATTCCCATTTAGCTCTTGAAAGAATATTTATATTTATATCAAATATCTTGATCATTCCTGAATCATAAGCATCAAATCCACTTGCTATAAGTGGGTATTCTATACTCTGGTCTGCAGATGATTGTCCTGTTAAGAATTCCATCATGGAAATTACATTAGGTGCATTCTCTGCTCCATCCCATACAATCTTTGCTGAGCCACTCGTATAACTTGTGACAAGAGCTGTCATAGTTCCAAAGGTTTCAGGTGTAATGGTTTCAAACTCATCAGTATAATGAGCCCAGACATACATTCCTGTAGGCGCTTGTACTGTAGCAGCATCATCCAACCACACACGAGCACCCACATTAAAGGTATCACCATCAGATATGAACAAAGGTGTAGGAACACCTCCATTACCTGCAAAGAGTCTTGTATCTTCAATCTCATTACATGTATTGACCATACATGGTACGTCATTTATCTGAGGTTGATGGTAAGCCTGACCAATTGGATATGCCGGATCTGGTGAGACTGGATTGTATTCAGCTTCAGTTATAAGTGTGCTGATAGTAGGAAGAACTCCATAATATGGTTCTTGAAGAGTCAGACTGTACACCACTTCAGCTCCTTGATCACCGGAAAGTCCATTCATATCTGAAGAGAAATACATCTTATTGTTAGGAAGTGGTATCCATATTGAAGCACCCACTGCTCTATAATGTGAAGTAACTGTTTCTCCTGCTGCTATTTGAAGTTCCCATACTTCTATGGAACTGTCAGGATGTGTAAAGGTAATTGTATACTGGAAAGCATAAGGCATTGCCAAATTCAGTGTGACGCTATGTGCCCAAATGGTATATAATCCTGAATTGGGTCCTATTGCACCTTCATATGTCCAGTCATTACCACTTGTAGCAAGAACCTTCTCAAGAGCATGGCCTGCTACTGTAGCTGTCGGGTATCCCCTGAATGCCATCATATCCCCGGGACGCTTGTGATGAGCATCTTCATTGAAACCGTAGAGCATCTCCCTGATCACAAAATATGTACACCTCAACAGGTCTAAGATGCCATTCTCAGCATCACTTAGACTGCCTGCAGGAAAAGTATTATGTAAAATCCATGTATGGTATACAGCTTTGTTTACAGAACCTTCCTTCCAGTCTGCTCTGGTACCGTGAAGTGCACAACCCTTGCCCGGAACCCCTGTATCATTAATAGGGACTCGTTTGCCGTCGTGCAAATCATTCCATACTTGGTTCTCAGCATTAGTATATGCCATTATTTCTTAGGTTTTATAAGATTTGATACTCCTGTAACTATGTTGGCAGGTCCGGTAGCTACTTGTATGATCGGTTTTAAAAACTTCCATATAGTAGGCCACAAAAAGATAAATAGAGCAAGCCACAAATACCAAGGCATTGTTGTAATCTTCTTCTTAAAGTATTCATTTTGCTGCTCTTCAAAAGTCTTTTCAATCTTTTCACTCTCATTGACATCTGTCTTCTCAGAGGATGTCTCACCGATCTTAAATTCTTCTATGAGTTCTCGTGTCTTTTGGTCGTAGTAACGCTTGTAGGAATTGTCTCCTGAGCTCTTGGACGTATTCATAGCTGAAAGCAATGCATCAAATCTTGCATCCATCTCAGCGTTACCAGTCTGTGGTACTGGTGTGACGATCTTATCATCAATTGCCTTGTTGGTATCCTTGGTTGAAACAGAGTCTTTTACCTTTTCAGATTTATCTACTTCCTTTGTAGCAATAGAAGATTCACTAACCGTTTTAGAACCTAAACAATTAGTGAATATTACCAATATAATTATATAAAATAAATTTTTCATTGTTCTTTGAGTTGTCTGATTTCATCTTTAATCTGATACATTTGGTCAGCATTCAATATTACAATTGAATCTGTTCTTTTTCTCGCTTTAGCTTCTTCCAATCGTAATTCTACTTCCAGTTTATAGAGAGAATCTCTCTTGTTTCTTGATTTTATCCTATGAGTTTTTTCAACACTATCAAGAATATAAGCTCGCATGTTTTGAGCAGGAGAAGGTTGTTGATCCATGTAAGATTCAGTTTCAATCCTCTTTTCTGGTGTAGTAAATAACCTACTTTCTTTTTCTACACTAATTCCACCCTGAGTGAAAATCCACCCAATAGCCCCTATCACAGCCATCAAGACAGCATATAATATCCAATATTTTTTTAAATTATTCATTACCATTCTTTTAAAAGTGCATAATCAACAGTTCTTGCTCGCGCCCAAGTTGCTTTTATCAAAGCCCTGTAATCAGTCATTCTGTTCCAGACCTGACAGGCAAAGCTCCACCCATTGATATTTTGTTTTATAGCTGTACTGAAAGGGTCATAATCCACTCCATGCATATTGGCCCATATATTCGCATAGTATAGTTTTCCCTGCTCTTCAGCCTTGGAATCCTTGTCACTATCCCTGTAATAGTAAATAGGTTTGTTGGCTCTAAGAGCCTTCATCCTTCCTTTATGGTAGCCAGGCTTAAAACAATCCAGTACAAATTGATTTGTCTTCCACACTGCAGCTCCACTCAAATTGTATTGATTGAAGTAGAACAATACTGTCTTTCCTGCGTTGGTGGTACCGGTACTCCACATGACAAATTTAGATCCATCATACACATAGAACTTATCATCAAATATATTGAAATAATCTTCCAATGATTGAACCCCTATAACAAGGTATTTACCTCTGTTGGGAATAGTTCCTCCTACTTCTTCAACTCTTTCCAAGAGTTCTTTGTCTGTGAATTGTCTTACTGCACTCATTAATCAAGTTTATTTTCAATTCTGTCTAATTGGTCCTTTATATACTTGAATTCTTTTTCAAGTTCTATCCTAGGTACAAATACTTCTATTTTCTTTTCGAAAGGCATATGAACTGTTTCATCTCCTGCATGTACCTGCAGTACTTCAATATCATCATCAGTCTTTTGTTTCCAAGAAGATAAGTTTATAATAATACCTATAAGTAATATTAAATTAATTCCTGAAAACCAATTCTGTTTGATATAATTTTTCGTTGCTTGTGTCATATCCCTTATATTTTAATGTTTGTTTTTATGTGAATGATGTGGATTATCTTCAGAATAAAATTCTGACTCTGAACCTGAACCCCCAAATTTATTATTAGCTTTACCCATCCAGTCCTTGCCTAATTTGGCCATCGCCTGAACATGATTGAGCCAGTATATTCCAAGTATATAAAGCAACGCTATAAAACCCCACATGTCACCACTGATCTTACCCCCATCAACAAGCCAGGTTGCAATGATAAGAACCTGCAATTTCCTGCTCATGGTTTTACCTAACAGCAAATCAATAATAGGTTTTGTTACTTTTTTCTCTGTAACATCTAACACTTTGTTAGTAAAATCCTTTGTTCCTTGTAGTGTCATAATAGCATGCAAGTTACGATTAATATTTAAATTTTATGGGCATGCAAATTTGTTTGCCACTACCCCTGTTCCTAATCCTATATTCCCTTGAGACCCTCCACCTAATTGGTAATATTTAATTGCATTTCCGGGATGTGTTGTCAACCCACCTGCATTTGTATATATAATATCGCCATTAACTGGGTATGCTCCAACTCCATCATGCCACATTTGAGTATCTTCTGCATCAGCACAAGCTTGTGTAGGTGTAGTCCAAGCCCCACTTCCCATTAAGAAAGATGTAAGTCCTCCCCATATTAAGTTAGAACCCTGATACACAGCACTTATTTGTGTAGAGCCCAGTTTGATATCTGGTATGTCCGTGGATCCTATCTTTATACTCATATCACAAAATAAAGGGTGTTGGCATCCGGTGTCCCTATTGCACCATACTCAGCTGATGTAAGGGTTATAATTTTTTGTGCGTCAGGATGAGATGAGTACGTATCTGTATCATTCATCACAAGTTCTGTCTCATCCGATATTTGACTGGTTGATATACTCAGTGCAGCTTCATGTTGGGTTACACTTGCCTCTGTGATATTGGCATCTGGAACATTTGCCCAAGTCACTGAAGCTGACAGGTCATTTACTTCAGCTATAGCAGTTATTGCAGCATCCAGATACTCTTTTGTGATAAGAGCTTTATCTCCACCCCTGTCAATATCCACCATTGCAATATCAGGTGCAAGCAATACATCCTGATCAATATCCACTGACATACTGCTTCCTATTGGACGACCTGTAAACCACCCTGCGTGCAGTAATTTATTTCCCCTTGCATTACCATTACCACCTACGTTATAAGAGTATACGCCGAACGGTATAGTGCCAAACGGCTCATAGTTCAATCCTCTTCGGTACAGGATACTGTCTACCGGTTGAATTGCATCAGGTGTGTGTGAACCATAATTGTTTGGACGCATGATAAAAGTACCTCCACCACCTGACCAGGAACCATACATCTCAAAATTAAAGTATGCATTGTTTCCGTTGGTAAGCGATATATCCCCACCGTCCACATTAAGGTCTTTTCCGATACCTAATCCACCTGCAATTACAACAGCTCCAGTTGAAGAAGATGTGGACTCAGTGACATCCTCAAAGGTTTTCACACCTGCCCAAGTTTGAGCACCAGTAGTGACAAGTCCTGCCAAGGCATTGGTAGCAGCATTTATTACTGCATTGGTACCTGTATCAGATTCAATGGTTACAGTAGTTGTAGTATATGCTGCTGTAAGATTTGCAATCCCTACTGCATTGAATGTAATGGTATCTGCAGAAGTTGTTATGGAATCCATACCTGTTCCTGATACGAAAGTAAGTACATCATCATTGTTATCTGCAACCACTGTAGATTGTCCTGAAACTGCAATGTTCTTGAATATATTTTGAGAAGAACCCTTATCTGTATTGTTGAATGTCAAATCCGTACCAGTGGACCATACTACTTCAACACCATCTCCGTCTCTGAAATCCACATTGTTTCCTTGTGTGATATTATCTTTGAGTACACCATTTTCATACAATGCCCAAGAGGTATAATGTGTTGTAGCAATATGTGAGTCTATCTGAGCATGTGTATTAGATCCTATATTAGAAAGCAATGTATGGTCAGTCACACCTAAAGGAGATGTTTCCCAAGATGGTACGCCTGCTACAACTGTAAGAACTTTACCATTGGCACCTATCGGCAACCTGTCATCTGAAGAACTGTAGTAAAATATGTCACCTTGAGTAGTAAGTGGGCTTGAATACCCTGCCCCAGTCAAATACTCTCTGGTCACCAGAACCCGACCAGTCGCCTCAGCATCAATCATTGTAGTAGTAAGTGATGGAGCTATAAGTTCTCCTGCTCGTAGTATATGGAATGCATTGCTTCTTACTATTGCAGGCCAAGGATTTGAACCTGAATATGTACCATTACCCACTACAAGAATTCTATCAGTAGCTAATGGTGTACCACCACCACCTGTATATAATTCATTGGCAGCTCCAAACATAGCAGAGCCCCAGTTTGCATCATTGTTCAAACTTAACCCAGCTGTAAAAGAGGAAGCTGAAGAAGAATCATTATTGGTCCCAAATGTGTAACACTCAAATAATCCTGTAGCATTACTACTGTATCCGATAGCCCAATTATTATAATTAGTAGCAGTATTTTCAAGACCAACTGCCCAAGCCAATGTTCCATTTGCAACACATAGATTACCTTGTACAAAAGACCCCCACCCTGATGCAATATTATCTTCTCCGAATGCTACTGCAGAAGCACCTGTTGCTCCAAGCAATCCTGTTACGTCAGCATATCGAGAACTGAAATCTATGGCTTGATCTCCTATATTACCAAAGTGTGTAGGGTTTCTTCCTATAAGTCTCCAACCTGTATTTGTAGGTTCTTGAATAGCTTCCAGACCTGAATTTACATAACCTGGATGTGTATGATCCCCGGGTGCCGCAACTGTTGAGGTAGCCCCAAGAGCCACACCAATTGAATCTGCGCCCACCACAATGGTACCTATCGTACCTGCTGAGCCTGCATGGGATACCACATCAACAACCGGATCCGATGCCGTACCGGTATCTACCAGTCCATCACCTGCTGTTACACTTGCAACACCTGCACCTGAAGCTGTAATGGTAAGCTGAGAACCTACCCAATTAAATGTGATACCTGTTCCTTCTACTAATTTCCCACTTGCTCCATCGCCCATAAGGAAATCCTCTGCACCTGCAGCATCTTTAATGAATCGTGCTGCAAGGACATCTTGCCCATGAGCATCTACAAGCCCCAGAGCGTATAAGGTATCAATTACTGTTAATGTATAATGCGAAGCCATATTTTTATATCTTTAATATCCTAATAACCAACTTGTAGCTGTTATTTTTCTAATTGTTCTCATTCCATATTGAGGAATTGTTAAACCTCCTAATTCTGTATTCAATGTATCTGTAGTTATACTTACAGTTACTACCCCAGTTCCTTTATTAGCTAATACTATTTCAGTTCCTATTGGAAAAGCAACAGAAGCATTTGCAGGAATTACACATGAAATTGCACCTGCATTACTCATAGTTACAATTGTATCTCTATCAGCTAATGCAAGATTTCTTGTAGTAGAAACATCATCACTTACAGCTTTATGTGACTGTATAGCTCCTGCTATTTCAACTTGTACAAGACCACTATGACTCGCTTCAAAATTATCATAACCAATTCCTATTTCTCCACCTTTTAATATTGTAAAAGCATCATGCCTTGTTCCAACTGCTGTACCTATTCCTATATTAAATAGTCTATCATCATTATCCCATGCAAATGTAGAACCAGGAGTGTAAGCTGTTCCCCATTGCCCCATTGAAATTTCAAAGTAAGAGTAGGCATTTGTATCTCCATCAGTACCTATTGCAATAGATTTACTACCAGACGATACTGCAAAAGCACCTAAAGCTACTGACCTGTATCCTGACGCAGTTGAACTGACACCTATGGCAATACCACCACTACCAGTACCACCTGATGCAGCTGATTTACCTATTGCAATTCCCTGTGATTGAGCAACTGATGCTCCTGAGCCTATTGCTATTGCTCCATCTCCTGCTGCGCCTGCACTTGATACCGTTGCCCCAGTAATTGCTCCACCACCAATTGCTATGGAATCATTTCCTCCAGCATCCGAGTTTTTACCAAAAGCTACAGCATTTATTCCTCCTGCATCTGCTGAAGAACCTATAGCTACTGCACTTACTGCATCTGCCAATGTACCATCTCCAATAGTAATAGCATAAGAAGATGTGGCCGAACCACTACCCAATGCTATACTTTCTGATCCACTTGATAAAGCACTGTACCCAAATGCAATTGCATCTGAGGCTGTAGCTTCTGCACCATCCCCAATAGCTACAGAATAATCTCCTGATGCAACTGTTCCATATCCTATTGCTGTTGCATTTTGTCCTGATGCTTCTACATCTTCTCCTGCTGCAAAAGATGCATATCCGGTAGCTCCAAATACACTGGAAACTCCACTAGAGTATGATAGATCTACTGCGAATTGTCCTACGTTTCCATAATTACCAGCAGTTCTACCTGCAATTACCAGACCATCACCATTACCCTCATCCAATAATTCTGTTCCACCTCCACCAGTTGCAGGAACAATCCATTTCAATCCTGTAGGTTCTGTAGCATCAACAGACAATACCATTCCCAACGTAGCACCCACTGCAAGTCTTTGATCTGCTGAATCATATGTCCATATATCTCCTTTTGTTGTCAATGGACTGCTGAGTGGTGTTATCCAGGTTCTTGACCCAGCTATAGTTGATGAAAGAACGTCTCCATCAGAAGATGGATTACCTAGCACCGGTTCATATACTCCAACCGGTACACCACCAATCATTGCAGTCGCCCGTCCTGTAGCTGCTGTGGAAAAATATATCTCAGCAGTAGTATCACTCAATGCCCTGATGTATGTAGGATATACCACTTCACCATTAACTGTTTTTGCATCCCATACTGAAAATTGAGGATTCTGAAATCCCAGTCCATGTACAAAGGTCCATGTCTGTGAAGCAATGTCCTGATCATGTACCACCATTCCTCCTGATACTGCAGAGATGTATGGTCTCCATGCCGGGTTACCTGCACCATCAGTTGCCCACATGTAATTATAATTTGACCCTCCTGCAGATACATACCCTTCCTGTGCTTGTGTGTTTGCCTGCCATGTATCCGTATGGATAGAACCGTCAGCTATATGAGTATCAATCTGTACATGAGTATTTGTACCTATATTGGTCAGAAGTGTGTGGTCTGTAATTCCAGATGACGTGGAATTAATTGTCACTTTTCCTCCAGCTCCATAAGATACAGTAATGTCTGTTCCTGCTATGATGTCAAGTATATCACCTGCACCTATAGTAGTTCTTTGCACACTATCAGTTTGCAAATTAAAGTAGGCATCAGAAAGCAGAAAATGTATTGTTGAGTCTGCGATATGGGAATCAATCTGAACATGAGTATTGGTTCCGATATTTGTAAGCAGAGTATGGTCGGTTACACCTATAGTGGATGCATCTACCCAAGTTCTCACTCCTGCTACTGTGGATACAAGAACGTACCCATCACCTGCAGGATTATCTAACCACCATTCATAATTATGATTTGAGATAGCATGTGCATAAGCCATATCCCACTCACTTATATCACCAGTTGTAATTGCTTTTACATGTGCCGGTACAGTAGGGTCAGTTTCAATATAACTGACTACCTGTGTAGTTGGGTTCAATGAAAAATCAGGCGAGAACTCTATGGTCTCACCATCTTCAATAAGTGCTGAATTTGTACCATCTGTTATGGTAAAGTTACTCATTGTACCTTGAAAAACACCAGTTGAATCGTCAGAACCTACCAAGATATAGTTGATTGCTTCATGTTCTCTTACCCAAGTCACTATTCCATCTATATCATAAATATCAGCAGGCCAGTGTCCATGTGGACATACTGGATCAGGACACGGATGAGTGTGGTCAATAGGTGCATAGTTGATAACAAGATAGTCTATAAGGTCTGTCTGATTTGTAATATCACCTGTAATCTCTCCCCATACTGCTCCATAGTTCCTTGGAACCCATTCAGGTATTTCTGCATGATAGATATAGTCCAACTCTTCATCTATCACATGACAGATCATATGATCATACTTGATGACAATTGCATCCAGTCCGGCATATGTTGCAACCTGCATCCGTACGTCAATAGGTGCAGGCGCAAGTATGTGGAAATTGGTGTTTAAAAGGATAGACATACTTAACTGTTTAAAATGTTTTTATTCTCCCAAATAAGGTGTTCTCCTTAATGTGAGTCTTATTATTTCTTGACTTATTACACTGTAATTCCAACTTTCTTTTAGTATTCTGTAATCTGGATCCATTTCAATCAACTTAAACACATTCCCATCAGCTTCTACAGCAAGTCTTAAATATATACATTCATATCTGGTTTCTGAAGCTCTGTGCCAAAGTTCTGTATTTCCCAACTTTGGATGATGAGAATAGCCATAAACTACAGGTGGTTCTACATATGTAGAATCTTGTGCACTCATTTGAAATGCTATTAGAACGAATATTATAAATATTAATTTTTTCATAATCCAAATCTTGCTTTGTCAATATTAAAATCCCCTAATATATCTGCTGGAGTAAATCCCTCTGAATAGAATTGAACTTGGTTCATTAATCCATTAAAACTATAATCAGTAAGACCATTTAAAATTGCTAATCTAAAAGAATAGGTTGGAGTAACAATAGCTGTTGTAATAGCAATTGTATTTTTTACTACCCCATTTACTAAAATACTAATTACATTATCTTTTCGTGTAACAGAAATTTGATTCCAATTACCAAGAGTTGTTGTAGTTGATGATGTAACTTCTTTAAGTCCAACTGCATCATAATACGTAAATTTAAGATTATATTCTGTAGTAGATGCATATGTAATGTAAAGAAAAAATCCATCTTCAGCAACTTGAGGGAAATTCCAACATCCTAATATAGCTCTTCCACCATATGTATTAGGAGCATATATAGGTTTAACCCAAGTTTTTATTGTGAAATTACCATTTCCAAAATCAGGTTTATATGTACTCCTCTCACCATAACAATTTGGAATCCAAGTTATATAATCTGGAGTTCCAGCCACTCTTGTTGGCATTTCATTATTTACAGTATTATTTCTCCAAAGATTTATACTACCAGCTCCACTTCCAGCATAATCAAACCAAATTTTTGCACCTTCATCATAACTAACATCATCAGCTACATCTAAATCATAAAATAAATTAGTAATAGGAAGTAAACTTCCAGATGGAATCTGCTGTTGTCTTAATTTTTCTAATAGATGTATCATACTTGTCTACTTAATGTTGTTTGATATGCTTGTACTAATGTATTTAAATTAGCTACATCTGTTCCATCTAAACCATCTCCTATACTTGCAAATGCACATAGTTTATTGCTTCTTTCAGTCGCGGTATTTCTAAATAATGTAATAAAAGAAGATGATGGTGATGATGAAGTGGCTGATGGATTAGCTACTAATGAGCCATTTTTATACTTATCTAATGAACCACTTACAATTCTACTTGAAACCCAAAACCCTTGGTTTGAGCTATGTGCATAGGATGATGAACCAGTATTATTTATATTACTTATAAAATCTAAACCAACTAATACATAACTAATTGCTAAATAAAATACACTTCCTGATAATAAACCAATTTCTACACTACCTGATGTGTCGTTAGCTTGTTTATTATAGAATGACATATGGACTGAATTTTGAGCCATATTATTAGGTGCTAAATGTGTGTGAGCATAAGTTCCTGCTGTACCATTTCCACTACAACCATCGCTTGAATGATTAAACCCACCATTAAATGTTAATCTATAAGCACCATCTGTATCTTGTGGATCTTTCAAATTAAATTTATGAGTAGTCGCTGTACCACCCACAAAAGGATAAATGGCTTTCATTTTAGTCCATAAACTATCAGCCTTCAAACCCACAACCAACGTATTAATAGCTCCTTGCTGTGTAGGGTCAGTTATACCAGCATTTGTAATAAATGCTTGAGCATCTGCGTCAAATACTACAGAACTCTGTTGTTGTCTTAATTTCTCAAGTAGGTGAATCATTGTTCTATATTTCTAAAAACCAAAATTCTGTTGTTGTTCCATTATGTCTTACAACTAAATACATATTTGTTGCTGTTACAAATGTTGCACCTCCTATTTTTGTAGCATTTGTAACATCTGGCTCATTAGTTGTATTAATTAATGATTGTGCCCAACCACCTGTAACAGCACCACTAAATGTGTATGTTTCACCAGCATTAGCAGAAGCCATATTGTAATATTTACCAATAGCACTAGCTAAATCTAATGCAACACCTGTTTTTGTTTCAGAAGCTACATTAAGTTCTTTTGTAATATTTACAACTTCTGTAGCTGTTGTATAAGTTAAAAAATCTCCTGTAGCATTTCCAGCTAATCTAAATATTTCATCACTAGCTCTTACTCTATAATATTGCTCAGTTCCATCATCAGTTGCACCATTCCATATTCTTAATTCACCTCCAACTGTGGTACCACCACCATTTAATTCTATATATCCTACTGTATTAGCATATTTTCCTACATAAAGATTAGAACCAGAAAATGTTAAATTATCTTCACTTTCAAGTGTACCGTCCCCAGTCCACACAGCCAATTCATTATTAACTGGAGTACCTACCTTGGTAACATCACCAGTACCACCTAAAGCAGCAATAGCCTGTGCCACTCTTTCTGCTGTCCATATTTTTGAATCCGTTGCAGTGCCAGCTTCAGCATCTACCTGAGAGATTACATCAGTCACCATAGTATCCAGATCTACTGCACCTGTAACAGTGATATAATCTGTAATTATCTTACTTGCAGCCGAATTAGTTGTATTCAATGCTACATCATCATCAAGAACATCGAAAGCTTTCTGAGCATTATCCTCAGTTGCACTCAACGCCCCGTTGAAGCTGGAAGTATCCAAAGTAATTGTTGAACCAGAGCCGCCTTCCGGCTGAGGTTTCCCATTCACGTCATACACATACAAAGTATATGTATCGAAAGCTACGAATATTGATCCGGGTAGATCTGACGCAGGTTTATCTGCATCATGCCCGAAAAGTTTTTTTGGTATTATGTCTTTCATTTTATTTTATTTTAGTTTATAGCTCCGTTATTACCAGTGTAAAATTCCTTATAATTGTATTTCCAGCAGTATCATTATTTGCAAATGCAAATGATATTTTATCTCCTACAGCTATAGTGACCAAAGCTGTTTTACCAAATTCACCATAATCTGCACCTGTACCAAATTTCCTTCTTGATTTACTTCCTATTATATGAGAAGCGTTCTTCATTAATTGCCAATCAAAAATTTCATTAGATGTAGCAGATGTTGCTGAAGCTCCCCAAGAAATTTCAATAGTCCCTGCTACTTCAGATTCAAGGGTTGCTGCCTGATCCATTGTCCCCGTACCAGTAGCAGTATAAACTGCTGCCACTTCATATTGTGTTGCTGATATAATTGCTTTAACCTGGAATATACCTGTATATGCAGCATCAGCTAAATTAGTGTGAGATACAATATCATCTACTGCAAGTCCGTGAGAACCTGTAGTAGTAACTTCAATATCAACACCTGTAGCTACACCATCAGCTATACTTGCTATTGGAAAAGATGTACCAGCACCACCAGCATCAAAAGTGAAACCAGATAGATTTGCTCCTGCTAATGCATTTGTATGATATGAATGTAAATCTAAAGTAGCATTTACTACATAAGCATCTGTGTTGTCTTCATCATACATCATTGCATGATTATGTGTATCACCTGCATCTACATATTCTTTAGTTGTAAGAGCTGTGTTTCCTGTAGAGTCAATATTAGCAACTGATTGGTCAGATGTAATTGCACCTAATGTTCCTATAACTTGAGTAGCAGATGTATATGTTAAGAAGTTTCCAGTAGATGCTCCACCTAATGAAAATACCCCATTACCCCCATTAACTCTATAGTAATCATCATCATCATCCGTTGCACCTCCAGTATATATATCTAATACTCCACCACTTGCACCTGCATTACCAAATACTTGTATTTGACCAGATGAGTTATTGTTTATTCCAAAACTTACTAAACCATTAGAACTTGATGTAAATCCAGTGGTTCCTTTTAATTGACCTGCAGTCCAAATACCTACTTGATTACTAGATGGAGAACCTGACGTAACTACATCACCTATAGTTAATGGTTCTTCAATAATATTACCACTCACATCAACAGCTAAAGCATAAGTTCCTGTTCCTGTAATTGTGCCTCCACCATAATCATTAAAAGTTATTATTTTAGATGTTGAATTTCTATTAAAAAATGTTCCTGTAGAATTTCCACTTATTATAAAATCACCATTTGTTCCTACACCTGTGCTAATTGTGAATAAATCATCACCTACCATAGCACCACTTCCATAAATTGTAAGTACACCACCTGCACCAGATAACGTACCTTCCAAAGTTAACCAACCAGCTACTGCATTTGAACCTCCTATCTTTAAACTACTATCAGTATAAGTAAACCTTTGATGCCCCTCTATTGTACCATCCCCAGTCCATATACCCACTTGGTCATTAACTGGTGTTCCCACTTTAGTGACATCTCCTGTTGCTAATGCTGTCTCAACTATATTCCCTGAAACATCAACAGCTAGGTTATAAGTTTCTGTTCCTGTAATAGTTCCTCCACCATAAGAATGTAAAGTTGTACTCCCACTCTTCAAAATTGTAAATGCATCAGACCTTGCACCAGTACCAGTTCCATTTCCTATATTCAGTAATCTATCACTAGCATCATAAGTTGATACTCCCGCTGGAGCATAATCTGTCCCAAACATCCCTAATGCGTTCTCTCCCATTGACCTTGAAAAGTTATCCACTCCTGCAGCAAAAGCATATGTCCCTGAAGCTTCATTATTAGCCCCAATTGCATGAGATGCAACTCCACTAGCTGTATTGTTAAACCCAATAGCCATTGTATACCATGCAGTAGCATTATTATCTCTCCCAAGAGCAATTGAACCTCTTCCTCCCGAGGACACATTAAAATAACCTCCAGCAACAGAAGCCTCTCCAGAAGCTGTATTATATTGTCCTCCAATAATTGTTGAATAAAGACCACTTGCAACCTCCGATTGAGTAGACCTACTCATTTGTAAATCAACCGCATACTGTCCCCTTTTATTTCCTCCTGAAATAAGATTATCAGGAATACTAGCAAGTATAGCTCCACCACCTTTTGGTATAATAGCAGCATCAACATTTGTAGCACCATTAGTTGCAGTAAAAGAAACTACAGGTATAGTAGCATTTGGTGCTGCTATATTTACTGCTTCTGTCCAATTAACTAGTCCAGTAGCTACAGCTCCTTCTATAATATTACCACTAGCATCTACATTTAATGTATAAGTTGGAGTTCCTGTAATTGTTCCACCTCCATACATAGGCAGAGCAAGTTGGTCACCAGACAAGGGTTTAAAAGTAAAAAATTCATCATTATCTGAAAATATACTAAATTGCCCTTGAGTTCCTGTTTTGAGTTTGTATGTATTTGTCTGACCATCTGCACTTGAACCATTATACAATCTTAATTCTGCACCAACAGTAGTATTACTACCATATAATCTCAACAATCCTTGAGAAGTATCACTTACCCCTATATCCAAAGTATTAGCACTAGGGGAAGTTAATCCTGTATTACCTTCAATTGTCCCATCGCCTGTCCAAACTCCTATCTGATTATTTACAGGAGTTCCAACTTTAGTTACATCACCAGTAACTACAGCAGTTTCAATTATGTTTCCTGAAACGTCAACAGCTAGTGAGTATGTTGGAGTTCCTGTGATTGTTCCTCCACCGTAAGAGCTCATTGAAATTGTACTTGTCGGTAAATCCAAATTTCCAGTTGTTGTCCTATATGTTAAAAATAAACCTGATGTAGAGCCACCCATTGAAAAATAACCACCAGCTAAACTTTTAATATCTATAGATTGGTCTACTGAATCATTACCACCTCCCATAAATAATTGTAATTGACCACCATCATTACCACCTCCTCCAAACAATTGAATACGTCCTACCGTAGTATCATTTTGTCCAATTGTTAATATTCCTACCCCACTTGTACCAAACACCATTAAAGGATCTCCCTCAATAGTACCATCTCCTGTCCAGACTCCTACTTGATTATTTACTGGTGTTCCGACTTTTGTGACATCGCCGGCAATCTGCACATAGACAGAACCAGTCCATCTATAACAAAACCCAGTGTCTATTGTAACATATATTTTACCCGTTTCACCCGTGACTGGTAAAGAAGCATAATCTGCAACTTCTATTACATCATCTACGTAAGAAGGTAATTGCGCCGAGGGAACTAACCCTGAACCATCAAGAGAAGCATATCCACTTATTTGGCCCTTTTCAGATAGTAATTGATATACCCCGACTACCGCGGGGCTAGACTTTCCCGCGATTGCCCTCACATATGTTGTGAGATCTGCCATAGTGCTAAAAACAGCATCAGCAGCATCTCCGTTTATACAATCAGCCCTTTCATATGAAGGTTCACCTACCTGAACAAAATCGTTTGTGGCATCCCTGCGTGTAAATGATATTGCGCTTCCACTTATTTGTTTGACGCGTAGATCTACTGCAGCTTCTTCTATTTCAATACCAGTTACAGTATCCTCTACTATAAAGGTATTCCCATCTGTTTTTAATCTCTTAGACATAATAGTTGTTTTTAATTATACTTTATTTTATTTAAACCCATGTTGCAATAGCTACACGCATCCATGTATTCGTCGCTATACAAATATATAAATAATTTGCATCAAACGCTATATCATTTAATTCTCCCAGATCAGATGCACTTGCAGGTACACTCACTACCCGTGCGTAAGGTGAACTCTCTCCAGACAAAGAAGAACCTACCAAGATGAAATTATACCCTTCAGCATCAGCAAGTATCGTCGTTCTTCCTGTAATGGTTCCACCTATCTTGTCAAACTTGAGTGCAAGTTCATTGACCAAGTCTGTCTGGTTGGCAAGTGTTCCTGTGATAGAACCCCAAACGGCACTACCACCACCTCCACCTCCACCACCTATTGTGGCCCATATTTCCCATCCAGTGGCATAATACCTGTACTCCGTATCATCATCTACCACATATACCTTAAGCCCTATATATTTAACCGGGATATTAGCCAGATCCCCATAAGTCTGAACCTGAGTACGTGCATCCAACGGAGCCGGTACACCAGGCAAAAAATTAGTATTTAATGGTATAGCCATATTTTAATCATTATCAGTTCTTTGCAATGTAAGTGTATCCACCAAAGGAGAACGGTAGCCCCATCGGTAAACACGATAGACCACACCACTTACTGTCACATCCACCGGTGGTCGAATGAACTCACCGGTTTCAATTGTTGAATTATTATTGTCGTTCACTCTCCAATGCGAGTAATCAGGCTGAGACTGTGTTTTTGCGACAGCTATAAATCCTTGCTCTGTATTGGAAGTACTTACTGCCATTATCACAGATACAGAAGTTCTCTGAAGATTTGCCACCGAAGCAGCCAATATCT